TTTAGCATTAGCCTCATACTCTTCAGGGTCAGATCCTAACATCTTATGGTACCCATCAGGAAGTTTGTACTTAGCTGCCATCTGAAGTCTAGTATTCTCATCAGACTGTTTTGATGTAGTCTTTAGGAGATCCTCATACTTCTGTTTCCAACTGTCTCTATCAGTCTCAGTAAGCTTTAGAGCATCCTTTAGGTTACCATCAGTTATAGCCTTTTGCCTATCAGCTTCTAGTTTGTCAGCAGCCTCTTTATCAGAAGTAGCCTTTTGATCAGCTAGTAACTTTAGTCTAGCTTTCTCTGCTGAAGCAGCAGTTCGTTTAGCTAGTTCTTTCTTTGTCTTCTCATCTAGTTGACTGTCATCAAACTCTTCATCATCACCTTCTTCGTCTGTTGGTACATCCTTGTCTTTAGTCTTGTCTCCATCGGCTGGTTTATCAGCAGGTTTGTCTGCTGGCTTGTCAGCAGGTTTATCACTACCACCATCCTTTGGTGCCTCAAAGTATATACCTCGTTCGTGTCCTAGTCTATTCCCCCACATAATGTTTATTCTCCTTTAGAATGTTTCAATCTCAGACCCTAGCTTATCGTCAGGGCCAACTCGGTAGATAATGGTACAATGACATCTAGCTTGGCATATCCTCAACCCTATAGGAATAAGAGTACCTATCGGTACCCATCCTTCGCCTGTCATATCAGTGCAGTCTATACAGTGATCAGCCCCACCTAGAATGTTTAACTCTTGAGTAGAACCTGCTTCTGTCTCTAGTATACGTCTTTCATTCTCATAGGTTTGTCTAGATGCTTCAGCGTATAGTGATGCCCTCACAGCCATTGAACCATTAGGTAGTTGTTTACCAGTGTAGATATCTTCAGCAAAGCCTTGAAGATACTGGTACTGTTCTGCAATGTAACCCTCAAGTCTAGAGTAGTCTTCAGGGTCCATTTGTTCCCATCCACCATTAGCAGCAACAGACATTACAATCTGTAGGTTCTTTATCTCACCGGCCATTAGCGTTTGCCATTCAGCAATACTTGAGTAGCCGTTACGTAGATTTAAAGTCCAATACTGCATTTCAGCGGATGATTGATCAATGATACTGTCTAGTTCTTTACGAACTTCAACCCTCCCAACATATCGTCCTGTAGTAGTATCATGGTAGCGTTTACTTTTGGTGGAGTAGGTAAAGCTAGGCATGAGTTATGTTGTACTCCCTTCTGCACTAAGTAGGTTGTTGTATCTGATAATAGAGTTTGTCACAAAATAGGAATGTGCCGCGTCTATATCTTTCTGCGAGATTGCCGCGAGTTTTTCTCTCTGGGAATGATCCCATACTGTAGGTAAGCCTTTAGCTTTCGGTTTACTAGACCGCTTTTGAATAAGGCTTCTTTTTGTTAGCTGTAGTTGAGGCTTTATTGCCGTTAACGTTTGTTGGTCCTGTTTTTGTTTTTCCTCTGCTAGCGGAAGGTGTTGGGTTAATAACATTCTGTTGATCCTTTAGATCAGATAAGTTCTGTGATAGCTGTTTAGCTACATCATTCTCTAGGTCTTGAAGTAGTTCTTCATCCCATCCAGCTACTACCCTTAAGTATGTAGCTAATGGAAGTCCAGCAGCTACAGCAGCATCAGCACCTTGCCAGAAGGATAGATCAGCCATTGCAAGTGCTAATGGGTCTCTATCACCAGCATCTGCATAGTCTGCGGTCAACATTGCATCTTCATCAAGTCCACCTTCACCGAAGGTATTCTCTAGTTCTATACAACGATGCATAACCTCTACCCATGCTGGTTTGAACCTCTTTTGTCTAGCCTTTGTTCTACCTCTTATAGGTTGCTCAAGCATGTATACACTTTCGCCTGAAGGCCAGTTACCAGAGATTGCATTATAAGGTGTGCCAGTACTTCGACAGAAACTTTCAACCTTAAGTTTATACACTGCTAGTAGTTGAGTAGGATCACCCGGCTCTATAGTTCCCCATGCTGCTTCTTCTTCATCAGCATGATAATGTGTGCCAGGTCCAGTCTTTGGCCTAACACGTTTACCATTAATGGTCTGTAGTTTATAGCCTTTAGACCATGTACGTTGGTATCCTGTCATTCTAGCAGCAGCAGAGATATCATATTGAGTGTCGTTGATTTGATCTTGTGAGCCTAAACCACCACCGTCAAGTATAGATGCTCCGTAGTTTTCAAACTCATCAGATGGGTTAGAGAAGTGGATAAAGGGTATACTTAGTGGTTGGCCATCTTCATCAACATAGGGTATAGCTACAGGTTCAGTACCTGCTGGTTGAACACCTGCTTGTGTACCTGCTGTAGTATAGCCACTAGCTATGTCATCAGCTACAACAAAAGGTAGCCAGTTACCTAGACCATTTGCTAGATAGCGTTCGATACCACCTTCATAGTAAACTGTACGTCTCTTACCAATTGGGCTATCCCATTCCTTAACGGCGTATAGCATTTCACCATAAGCATCGTAGCCTATGAACACTCCTGTAAAACCATCCCACCACTTTTCTCTATGGATTATTATCTTTTCTTTTTCATAGTTGTACTCAACCATGAGACAGAAGTTTCCATCCCGTATAGTGTTACGATGTGTACGTTGCTGTAAGTCATCAAACTTAGACTTCTGCCAGAACATGTTTATCCAAGTTTGTGTACTATCATCTTTACACAGTATACCCTTTAGTTCAAGTCGATCAGCATGTTCACTGAGGATTTGTCCACAAACGTTATCGCAATACTCGTGGCCTAAAACACCTTCCATCATTCTCTGTTGATCCATAGTTAAGGTAACATCTTGTCTACCCATAGCATAGTTTCTAAAGTTTATGATGTTTCTAAAAGAGTTTAGTGTCTCAGTACGATCAACCGTTAGCTGCTCGTTTATATCTGTAACGTTTGTTCGGAGCTTTCCCAACATCTTTTTTCTCGCGCCTTGTGCGGGGTTTGAAAGATCTTGCTGTTTCGATTTTCGTGTTATAGCTATACGTTTGCCCGTCGAAGTCTTCAGGATTGCCATAGTAGTCTACCTCTATAAAATCATTATCATCTAGGATCTCAGCCAGAGTATAGCCCTGAGAGTTTCTTTCTCTCATGTCCATATCTTCTCCACTAAACCCTACAGTGTCAAAGTCCTCTCCGGGTAGTTCATCAATTTCTAGCGCAATCTCTGAGAACGCATCAGCACTAGCGTCTACTTGGTCCTTCTTAGTATTAGGACCGCCGGGAAATACCCTTAACTCTTCGATGTATGGAGGTATCCAAGATACGTATTCTCCGTCTTCACCTTTCTCAAGTACATCTTCCCCAGTAAACACTAGCCTTACTAGTCCTGCATTTACGTAGTTAGAATATGGATCGGCTCTAGTTGGTTTGTCTTCATTAGGCACATGCTTGAAGATGATAATGAAACCTTTAAGAAGCTTTCTAAACATTACAGCTTGATCTTTACCAGCCCCACCTGGGTCAATAGCAAACCTAATGTTTACGTTCTTATATTTTCTTCTGTCTTCTTTAGCAGCGTAACGTATCTTTTTGTTTCTAAGATCCGTGTTATCTCTAAACCTTAGTACATCAATGATATACACATAGTCGTCATCACCCAGTCCCATTAAGACACCTACAGTCCAGTCACCATCTTCTGTAGAAGCTATATCCCATGCTCTACAGTATTTGATGATAGTGACGCCCATAGGTATCTTCTTGATAACCCTTAGAGATTTGATAGAGAAGAAGTTGCCTTCTTCTTTAGATGGCTTTCCTTGGAACTGTGAGAGCCATACAGCGGGGTTTCGCTTCATTTCGCGATAATACCCGGCTTGTCGTGATTTTCTGGGAGAGAGGTATTCACCTATCTTCCGTTTCATAGGGTCTGGACCACCGACTTCCATGCGTTCGTCGCCGTCCCACTCTGCCCTATAGGATACAAGTTCCCAAACTCCACCGTGGTACTGTAGACCCTCTTCTCTAATAAGCTGCCCTACAAAATCGTCATCGTCATATCTGTGAAACATAACTATAACGTTTGCATTATCATCAATACGAACCTTAGCACCTTTAGCCCAGAAATCCCAAACGTTTTTACGTATCAATGCAGAAGCTGCTTGTTGTGGACTAGCGTATGGGTCGTCAATAATTAAATGGTCTGCACCACGACCAACGAACCCTGTTTGTAACCCTAGAGCTATTAGTGACCATTGGCTGTCATTGTATTTACGTCTAGCTACTGTAGAGAACTTTTCATCTGAGCATTTTGTAGGTATCCTAGTGTCTGCTTCCGGAAACATCTCTTTGTAGTCAGCACCTTGCATGATGACTTTATTGACACCAGTAAACTCTCTAGAGTGATCAATGTTATAACCAGCTAGCGCAACTCTTGTAGTAGGGTCATCACCTATTAGGTAAGAGGGTAAACGCTGTGATACTACAATAGATCCTCCGTGCTGTGGTGGTTTGTGTATAAGTACTCTTTGGCCTTTTTGGTGGGTAAGTTTTTCTAGCCGTCGGCACATGTGGTTTTGCCAAGGCTCTAGGATTAACTTGGAGGTTTCTTCTACATAAGTAGAAAGAGGTAAACGACGTGGTGTATGTCGAGTTCCTGCAACATTTGTATCTGGACTTAACTGTGTGGTTAACTCTCTAATGGCTGTTTCTAGTAGAGTATCTCCATCCATTAGATCGAGCATCCTACTGTATGCCATGAGACTGCTCCTGAAAAGTATTGTGTGGTGGTGTTTAAAAACAGTAGAGACTATAGGGCTATAATCTCTACTGAGTATTACTAAGGAGTAAAGGAGTGTAAACTCCTGAGTAATCCTTATACTGCTGTTGGTGGTGGTAAAGCAGACCCTACGAGAGATGCAGCTTCATTTTGAACATAAGCCATAAGTCCATTAACCAGAGGACTGATCATAGAGTTTATAGCCATGTCTGCAAACGATGCTAGGAATGGGTTTCCTCCAAGTGCTGCGTTGATGAAGTCATCAACATGGGCTGTAACAAACGACTGTATAGTTGAGCTGTTCACTGTAGACTGAGTTGTTACCCACTTGTCTATAGATTGTGTGACAGAGTTCCAGATCTTAGTCTGCCACTGTGAACCAAAGAGTTGAGATACTGCCCATTTCTCAAAACCATTAAGTTTCAGTTTCAGTAGAGGGTTTGCGGTTGGGGTTGCCATTGTGGTTATTACTCTTCATTCTGCCCATTGTCTTCAGTACCGGGCTTAGGTTTAGTATACGGTTCCTCAACTTTAGGTACCGTAAAGGTTGCTTCATCTACATCTTCTATTCTAAAGTGCGTGATAGAGATGTTCACTGATGCGTGACGTTCTAGTAGGTCACTCTGGCTATCTTTACCTGAATGACCGTAGGCTGTAACGTCTACACCTGTATTACCCCAAGACTGATCCTTAGATAGTTCTGAGATAATACAGTATTTAGCATTTTCCTGTTGTGCTTGATAACTAGGCATAGCAAGTATCTGTGCGAGCACAGCAAGACGCGGACCTTTCGAGCGAATTGACCAAGACATTGTGGTGGCCCTTTCTCTGGGAGTAAATTATGCTAGCCTCTTGGTTAGAAGAGGCTAGACTTGTGTCTAAGTAGATCCACTTTTCCAACTGATGTAACCGACTACATCACCTGATGCAGCGGATACGTTATCTGTGTCAGCATAACCTTTAGATAGAGAGTAACCAAATCCTTCTATAAAAAGGATGGCTTGTCCTAACTTAAGGGTGTCTGAAGTGGTTGAAGTAGCGGGAAGTTCAATTGTTATAACCGGGACATCAGTTCCACATACTGGAACTGTAGCCTTGTTATACAAGTGTAAGTATACAGGATAGGCTGCTTTATTGTAAAGCGACCAACCTGTAATGTATGTAGGTGCAGGAACTGTAGCCCCTGCTACTGTGAATGGTCCCTGTGGGATGAACTGCCCTGCTATAGGGCCATTTACTAGAAAGTTATCTAGTGTATTGCCTGACGAGTATTGTGCAATTACTTTTGCAAGGTTTGCAATGTCATACTTCTGTCCTGAGTTCATAGACTGTGCGCTTACAGATTTTACTTGCAGTATAGGCGCTGCAATAAAAACTGATGCTGCTATACATAGTCCTAGAACTAGTATAGACACTATCGGCGACCTGATATTCTTCATGCTAAAGTTTCCTTTCATTTGTGTCGGGCATATAGCAGCTAGGGATAGAGGTCCACAGTCTCTACTCTAGGTCTGTTTATATGCCCGTTTGATGGGTGAGGTTTGTTTTTGGCTACCACTTACCCCATCAAAGGTTATTTGCTGTCAATCCGACTATGTGTATTATATATAGTCGAAACTTTATTTAACTAATCATCTTCCAGTTCTATTGGTTCTGATTGTTTTGATTGTGCTGCTAGTCTAGCGTTTATAATAGCATTAGCCCTGTTTAGTTGACCTGCTTTAGCACTAGAGGCTGCACTGGGTTTAGGGTGATCACTAACAGGTAATGGTGGAGGGCTAATGGCTACAACACTTTTCTCTCTGCTATCACTTGAAGTACCTATGATGCTGTCTCTAGGTTTACTAATAAGACTACTCAAGCCTGTAGCTACATTAGATAGGAAGTCCATCTTCAGTGATACATCAATACCTGTCACTTTAAACTCTTCTAACAAGAGTTTAGCATCAGGTGTTAATCCTGCTTGATCCCTTTTGATGAGAATGTACTTCTCATTAACAGCGTTCATGAAATAACCTATACACTCTTTACATGTAGCTGCTATTCCAGTAATCAAAGCCATGGCTTGATCGGCTTTAATCATTGTCTTAAGATCACGTTCACGGTGGTGTGCAGTGTCTACAAGTCGTCTACGCTGTTCTGTAGCAATGTCTATCTGTTTCCATGTATGTTCTTGGTTTATGCCTTTACGATAGACATCCACTAACACCTTTAGAAAGTCTTCTGTTATTTCCCCATCGTCTGTTAACTTATCAGCCAAGCTAGTGATTAGGTTGTTTAGTTTCTTTCTAGTGTTGTAGTCTACATCAAAGCCTAGACCTTCCTTCAAAGTGTTGATACGTACATCTTGAAGGGCTATCTCATGGTTTAGGGATAGTAGGTCTGGATCATTTAATGCTCGTTGAAAGTCTGACTTCAAGTGTGAAGGCATACTCTCTGATGTTCTTAGGTGAGTAGCTCTAGGGTGTAGTGATCCTGTTAGTGCTTTACCCCCGTGCCTAAAACATCTGCCATTATCCATTATAGCCATAGACTGGCATCTAGCATTTTCTTGTGTTACAGGGTCTATTACGCCGGGGCGTCTAGAGTAGCATATAGGTTGTTGTTCATCATTGTAAGCAAAAACCCTTTTTCCATCTTCAGTGTAGGCCACAGGTGCATCACGTAGTTGTTTATCATTACGTTTGATGTACAATTTACCTATCTGTGCAGGTGTAATGTCTCGCTCTATTAGATGTTTACGTCTTCCGGGCGGAGCGTTCATATCCTTTAGTTGTTGTGGAGTGTAATTTCTTAGTGTTGCCATAGTGTTTAGATCCTTTTCGAGCAGGGCGACCGTCCTAATCGCCCTTACTCGCAGGGTATAGGGGACACTTCCATAAAGTTAAGGCCCGTAACTTCCTAGACTTCAGGCAATCAACGCTCTATACCCTGTGTACGACAACAGCCACCACCACTGTTGCCGCACATTATAGCAGAGCCAGCCTCTACTACGCTATCCATCTAGACTTCTCTTCGAGGTTTGGCTCTACAGTTTAGTGGAATGGCCCACATTTTTCTCTGGGAATGATTTATACTAGTAACCACTCACAGGATAACTAAAGTCTGTGTTAGATAGTAGTGGTCCTAGTACTACTACTAGATCACAATGTTCCTCAAACCACGATGCAGTGATGTGTTCTTCGCCGGGTCCATGTCCACCATAACTCTCAACGCTATGGTCATGAGTATCC